CACTTTTGCCATTGCCCCCGCCAACGGTACGGCATTGCGAGCCGGCTTTGAATTCGACGTGCGGGTTAAATTTACCGGCGATTTCGGCCGAACCTTCGTTTTTTATAACGTAGCAGATGACGACGCCGTGTACAGCTTGCCCGGCGTGGCAGTGGAGGAAGTGTAATGGCCGATTTGCCGATTCAGCCTGACTACTCATCCAGTCTCAATAAACAGCCGAGAATACGCAAAACAAGCTTCGGCGATGGTTACGAACAGCGCGCTGCTGACGGGCTTAATCCTAATCCGGATAAGTGGAGTTTAAGCTGGGATGAGCTGACTGATGCCGAAATAACCATCCTGCTGGACTTCTTCGATGGTCTTGAAAGCGTGGCAACGTTCACATGGCAACCCCCGTATGCCTCTGCGCCTAAGACATTCGTCTGCGATAAATGGAATCCCACGCCGGTCAGTGATAACAATCACCGTTTGAGCGCCTCTATCTACCAGGTATTCGAGCCATGATCATACAGGGCAACGTATGCGATATGTAACGCACGGGTACTGGGTAGTCCATTATGCCGATGGCGATGTAACCCCGCTTCAAGGTGATGCGCAAGCGTCTGCCGAAACTGCCGCCGATCTATTTCAGTCAGTTGATTTGTTGGGAGCTGCGGCCGGAACGGCGGGATCGGAAAGCTCGATATTGTTACAGGATGATATTGTCGGCGCGGCCACTGCCACCGCCGAAGCTAGCGCCGATCTATTTCAGTCAGTTGATTTGTCGGGAGACGGATCGGTAGACAGCTCGACCACTGCCGATCTTATCCAGTCAGTTGATTTGTTGGGCGACGGGTCGGCAGGCAGCTCGGCCAGCGCCGATCTTGTCACGATAATCGATTTATCCGGATCAGGACATGCCCAGTCCACCGCTACCGGCAAGCTCGCCGTGCTGAGCGGAGGCGTGCATAAGCTGACGCACTCGGCGATGATTGATTTGTACAGCGTCGATCTAAACTCAATCGGTATAGGGCAGGTCTATTATTTTCATGCCGGTACCGATAGCAGCAACACACCAATTGTCTACCAGGGAAATACCTATACGCCCTGGTACATCAAAATCACCGGGCTGGATAAACGCGGCACCGGATCATCCGCCAGGCCGATGGCTGAAATTGGCAATCACAACCAATTCGTCACCAATCTGTGCCGCGTCTATCAAGATATAGTCGGGGCCACTGTGCGGCGCAGACGGACGTTAGCCAGCTACATATTGGCAGATCTGGACCAGTATCATGATGAGTTTTATCTGATAGAGCGCCGCGCAGAAGAAACCACCTCGCTGGTTAAATTCGAGCTGGCCAGCCCCCTGGATTTTTTAGATAAACAACTGCCTGGGCTGCTGGCATTGGCAACCGGCTGTCCTCACCGCTACAAATCCACTCTAGGCGGCTCGGGCTGTTCATGGCCCGGCACCAACTCGGCCCTTTGGTTTGACCGCTTTGGCGTGCAGGTTTTTAGTGCCGGGCTGGATGTCTGCGGCAAAAGGATCTCGGATTGCAAGCTTCGGTTCGGCGCAACAGAACCCTTGGACTACGGCGGCAACCCCGGACTGGGAAGGAATAGCGCGTGATGAATGATGCCAATTTGCAGTTGATCATTGATCATGCTGCCCGAGCGTTCCCGCAAGAAGCGTGCGGACTGATTTTTAAAACCGGTTACGGTTACCAGGTGCTGGAGTGCGCAAACCTGTCGCATGACCCCGAGCATTCATTTCTGATCGATCCGGTTCTTTATGCCGTACATGCCGACCATATCGCCGCCGTGTACCACAGTCACCCCAACCGTTCACCCGAACCGTCAGCCGCCGACATTGCCAGCGCCGAGCGCTGTAACGTGCCGTTTATGATTGTCGGCTATCCATCGGAAGAAATCTTTACCTACACGCCGAAAGGCATACTGCCAGCCCCTTATGAGGGCCGTTCTTTTGTCTATGGGGTGATGGACTGCCTGAGCCTGGTATCTGATTATTATCGACATGAACTTGGCATCGTCATTAACGATGGCGAGCGCAAGCAGTGGCAATGGTGGCTGGATCCCGCCAACCAGCATGCGTTTGTGAATGGCTTTATCGCCGAAGGCTTTGAAGTGGTCGCCGACCTGCGGCCTGGCGATTTGATCATCATGAACACGGGCGGCAGTCCTTGTCCCAACCATGCCGCCATTTATATGGGCGATAGTCACATTCTGCATCACCCCGGCCGCGGCACGCCATCGCGCGTGGAAATGTACGGGCAATACTGGCGGCAGAACACACATTGTTATCTGAGGTATTCCAATGAAGAAAATTAAATTGTTTGGCGATTTGCAGGCATTCAAGGGCGAGTGGGAGCTGAATGTTAAGACCCCAAATGAGGCGCTAAGAGCGCTTGAGGCGAATCGGCCCGGTTTTTTAAAAGCCGCCGATGCGGGTGAGTATGTGGCGGTTTTAATGGATGCAAATAATCCGGACATGACCAGGCAGGTTACGTTGGATAATAATTTCGCACCCTGGGCAGACGAGGTGCTGTGCATTATACCGCGGGCTGGCGGAGAAATTCCGGCGGCCGCCGTTGTTGCAGCGTGGTCGGCTGTTGGGGTTGCGACTACAGCAACTTCATTCTTAGTTGCGGCTACTCTGATGGTTATTAATATCGGGATATCACTCGCTATCTCAGCATTGGCCAACATGATTACCGGAAAAAAACCAGCTGTCGGCGCCCGCGATACCGAGAGCTATGAAAACAAGCCGTCGTTCATCTCCAACGGCCCGGTCAACGTCGTCCGTGCCGGGCATCCGTACCCGATTATTGCCGGGCGCTTCCTGTGCGGGTCCATTGTGCTGTCCAGCCAAATCCACGTGCAGGATATACCCGTATGAATAAAGCGCTGGCAGTCATTGGCGGCGCTATGGGCGGCGGTGGAGGCGGCGGTGGTGGAGCGGCGCGGACGCCGATTAATGCGCCGGATTCCATTCGCTCCCGGGCGATTATTGAAATTGTCGAGGCCTGGGGCGTTGGCGAGATAAAGTGCTTCCCCGATGGCGCCGATCCATTACGGCATGTCTATCTGGACGGAACGCCCATTAAGGCCCCTGACGGCACGCTGAATTTTCAGGGCGTGACCTTCGATTACCGGTCCGGCACTCAGGATCAAACGTATATCCCTGGCATTGTCGACGATACGATAGGCTCGCCGGAGTCGGTTGATGTGCTGGTTACTCAAAATAACCCGATTACGCGCACCATCACCGACCCGACTACCGACGCAGTCCGGGTTATCGTTACCTTCAATGGCTTGGTCGTTAATGATGTCGCCACCGGCGACAAATCAGCGGCGACCGTTAATTTGGCGATAGAAGTTAAGCCTTCCGGCGGCATCTGGACAGCGATCGATCTGCAAGGCCGCGGCACTGTCTATGACAAAACCCCGTCGCCCTACCAGCGTAGTTTCCACATCAATCTACGCGCTGTGCATCCCAGCGCCGGCAGTTATGATATTCGTGTATCGCGGCTGTCCGCCGATCCGTCCGACAATGAGAACTCGGCATTTAAATGGGACAGCCTGGTGCGACTGACCTACGCCAAGTTGCGCCGCCCTAACATCGCGTATTGCCGCCTGACGTTTGATAGCCGCTACTTTAGCTCGGTCCCTGTCCGCAGTTATGACCTAATGGGCTGGCTGATTCAAGTGCCGACCGCCGACGTGTATGATCCGGTAGCGAGAACTTACTCCGGAGCGGATTGGAGCGGCAACATGGTCAAGGCGTGGTGTCGAAATCCGGCGTGGTTTTTTTACCATTTACTGACGACTGCCGGCGCCGGACTGGGTGCGGACATTAATCCGGCCTATCAGGACAAATGGTCTATTTACACCATTGCCAGGCGCTGTGATGAGTTGGTTCCCAATGGGCAAGGCGGTTTTGAGCCTCGCTACTCAATTGACGCGCAGTTTATGGAGCAAACCAGCGCCCATGACATGATCGTGCAGCTGGCTGGCATTTTTGACGCCCAAGCGCTTTGGAACGGCACGTCGATCTATGTTACTCAGGATGCGCCAAAGCCCGTATCGTCGCTGTATCTGCCTGCGAATGTGGTAGGCGGACGGTTTGCCTATAGCGGCACGGCCAGGCAAGTGCGCTACACCGCAGCCATCATTCAATACAATGACATCACTGATCAATATAAGTTGGCGACAGAATACGTCGAGGATTTTGACGGCATTCAGCGCTATGGCTATCGGCCCAAGACAGAAACGGCGCTCGGATGTACGTCAAGGTCTGAAGCTCACCGCCGCGGCAAGCGCTTACTGGTCACCGGCCGAAAAGAAATTGATACCGTCGTTTTTTCAGCGGGACTTGGCGGCGTCAATGACAAGCCCGGAGATATCATCCGCATTGCCGACCCGCTGAGAAGCGTAGGA